GGAAAACAAATGATGCCTCCACCTGCTCCACCACCATTAACTCCAATTGAAAAAATTGAATTTACTAGAATTGATGCTGAGAACAAAAGAAAGATTGCTGATCTGGAATTACAATACCAAGAACTACAGCAAAAATCTCAGGATATGATTTTAAGTTTTGAAGCCAAGATTAAAGAAATGGCTCTAAAATATAATACACAATTAGACACAGCTAAAATAAAAGCAGATGCAGACCTAGACAAGATGATGATGGCTAATGATTCTAAGATTCTTGAAAAGGCACAACAATCTGCTAATATGTTTAGCCAACAATTACAAGGACTAAATGGAAATCAAAGACCAGGCAGGGAGATCGCAGGAGATCAGCCGATCCAACCAAGCCAAACAGGTTTTACAGAATAAACTTTTTATAGAGGCTATTGAGTCTCTAAAAAAACTTTACTCTGAGGCACTATTAGAAAAAACAGGTGCTAAAGAAAGCGATACCAGAGAAAAACTTTGGATTGCTTATAATGTTGTTGGAAAAGTAGAGCAACATCTACAAACTGTTATCGAAACAGGGAAACTTGCAGAGAAACAGTTAGAAGATTTCAGAAAACAACAACAAAGTAAAAAATTTTAACCATCAGGTTAGAATAAGCCAAGTCAACAATTGACAGCTTAACTATAGGAGGACTTAATGTCTGATTCAAATCCTTTATTGTCCACAGCGACAATGCAAGGTGCAGCTAAACATATTGAGAGTTTAATGGACTCAAAAGGAGTTATCAAAGAACCTCAACAAGAAGCAGCACCAGTTGAACCGAAAGAACCAGAGGTGAAAGCCGAAGATAATCAAGAAGTTCAACAACAAACTGAAACTCAACAAGAGGAAACTCAAGAAGTTTTAGAACAAGAAGCATCTGTAGATTCAAATGCTCAAGATGAACAAGAAACCGATCTACACCAAGTTATTGTTAATGGTGAAAAGATTGATGTTGACCTTGAAGAATTAAAAGCAGGTTATCAAAAGGATGCCGACTACAGACGAAAAACTGAGGAAATAGCAATCGAAAAGAGAGAGCTAAAAGCCGAAGAAGATCGTTTGAAAAACCAGTATTCAACCAAGATGGATGATTTAAATTCTCTTGTGGCTACATTGAACGCTGAGATTAACAATGATATGAATTCTAAAGAGTTAGATGCTCTTTGGGAAGAAGATCCAACTGAAGCTGCTAAAGTTGATCGTAGGATTCAAAAAAGAAAACAAACGATACAACAAGCACAGCAAAAACTGAGAGACCATCAACAAGCTCAGTTTCAGGAAATACTAAGAGATGAACAAAGAAAACTTCATCTTAAACATCCTGAGATTGCTGATCCAATTAAAGGTGCTACAGTTAAATCAAATATCATGGAATATTTAGGTTCTAAAGGATTCTCAAATGAGGATGTTGGAAGAATTTATGATTCAAGATATTTTGATGTAATTATAGATGGTATGAACTTTCAAAAAACTAAATCGGTAAAACCAAATTTAGTTTCTAAAAAAGTTAAACCTACAAAATTTGTTAAGTCAGGCGTTAAATCTACCAAAGAGGATATGAATAATAGGTCAAGGTTGGAGCAAATTAAAACATTAAAAAAAAGTGGTAATCCAAAAGATGCTACTGACCTTTTAATGAAATACTTATAAACCAATAACCTCAAAGGAGAAATAAAATGGCTGTATATCAAACATACCAAACAGTCGGCATAAGAGAAGATTTGGCTGATATTATTTATTCAATATCTCCAACTGAAACGCCTTTTATGTCTGGAGTTGCAAAAACATCTGCAACGAATACTTCACACCAATGGCAAACAGACTCACTAGCTGATGTCGCTGCAAACGCTGCTGTTGAAGGTGCTGCTATTTCGTATGGCACAATGTCTGCAACAACTAAACTAACTAACTACACTCAAATCTCTACTAAAGCGATTCAAGTATCAGGAACTAATGATGCTGTAACATCTGCTGGTAGAAATAATGAGTTAGCATATCAAGTTGCTAAAGCTGCAAAAGAATTAAAAAGAGATATGGAAACTGCTCTTTTATCAAACGTAGCGGCTGCGGCTGGTAATGCTACAACTGCAAGAAAATTAGGTGGAGTTCAAACTTGGATTTCATCAAATGTTGATGCAGGTTCAGGTGGATCAGGTGCTGGTGGCGGTGCTGCTAGAACTGATGGTACTCAAAGAGCTTTTAATGAAGATCAGTTAAAAGGTGTTTTGAGATCATGCTTTGATGCTGGTGGAAACCCTAACATGATTATGGTAGGTGCTTTCAACAAGCAAAAACTATCTGGCTTTACTGGTGGTTCAACTAGATTTGACCAAGCAGAAGACAGAAGATTAGTTACTTCAATTGACGTATATGAGTCAGACTTTGGAACATTACAAGTTGCTCCAAACAGATTCATTAGAGGTGCTAATGCTACTGCTGCTAAAAAAGGTCAAGACGCTCTAATTTTAGAGATGGACTACTGGGCAGTTTCTTTCTTAAGAGATTTTGCTCTGCAAACTCCAGCTCAGACTGCTGACGCAGATCAGAGATTTATGGTTGCTGAGTACACTCTTGAGTCAAGAAATGAAGCAGCAAGTGGTGCTGTTTACGACTTAACAACATCATAATAATTAATCTGGTGGGGGAGAAATCCCCCATCATTCTATTAACATTTTGTTTGGTCTTTGAAGTCATTCAATGGCGGAACGAAGCAAATAAAAAGGATAAAAAATGAGAACACTTAACGACTATTTTTTAACTGCTAAGATTACTGATATTTCAACAGCAGGTTCAACATTTGTTGCTGTACCTGATGGTGGAAAGATTGTAAAAATCTTAACATCAATTAAAAATGCTATTACTACTGCTGATGCAGCATTAACATTTGAAATTGGTGGAACTGCTGTAACAGGTGGTGCAATAACAGTTACTCAATCTGGTTCGGCTGCTGGTGATGTAGATACTGCAACTCCAACTGCTGCAAATAGAGTAGAAGAAGGTGGTGCTATCGAAATGATTACTGATGGCGGATCATCTACTGCTTGTGAATGTGTAGTAACATTTGTTATAAGAAGATAATAAACATGAGGGGATTCATGCCTAGCGGAAGTTTCCCCTCTCATTTAAGGAGATAAATATGAGTTTTAATTATGGATTAAGACCTACAACAGTTCAGATGGTAACTTTATCAGGAAGTACATCTACACAATCATCAGCTTTTGGGAGTCAATCAGAATATGTAAGAATTTGTTCTAATGCAGATGTTCATATCTTATTTGGTGCTAACCCAACTGCTACAGCTAATAGTATTTTTATTCCTGCTGACGAACCTGAAATTTTTAAAATTTCACCAGGTGAGAAAGTAGCAATCATTGGTGCTAGTGGTAATGATATTTCTGTTGTTGAAATGAGTGCTTAGTGGCTAAAAGAAAATTTACTCACTTTGTTCCAAGACCAAAACCAAAGAAAAGACCAAGAAGACACAAAAAGAGCTTGAACAAATCTGAGAAAAGAAACAAAAAGAAAACTAGGTATAAAGGTCAAGGTAGAGTATGAGAAAAGATATAACTGTTGATGGCTTACAAAAAACTACTTATGTCAAAGATGACATGGAAGGTAAAATTGCTATCAAAGAGCAAGTAAATATCAATCCACATTTACAGCACAATAAACGATTACTTACATTAAATGATGGTTATTCTAAAACAAGAGATTTAAAAAGAGTAGCCTCAATCCCAACAATAGCTTTATCTGTCTGGGCAAATGAGTATAATGGTAGTCGTAACTGGTTTGGACTTCCAAAAGATGTTCAAAAAAAAATATTAAAGAAAAAATTAAACTCTAGTGAGTTTAGATACTTTAAAACAGCAGAAGGTAACTTATAATGGCTTTAAATACTTACTCAGCATTAAAAACATCAATTGCTAATTGGTTAAATAGATCAGATTTAACATCAGAAATATCTGGTGATTTTATTGTTCTTACAGAAAAAGATTTTAATTCTAAACTTAGAATTAGAAAAATGATTACAACTGATAGTTCATTTACTATTGATGCAGAAACAGTTGCTTTACC